TCTTTTGCGCCTTCATACATCTCTTTTGAAGATATATGAATGGAGTGGCGGCGACTTAGTAGACGTGCCGTGACAACAGTCGCAAATACGATTGTAGCCATAATGGGGAAGCACAATGCTGACCCCATCGGAGCAAACTTTCGTAGTGTAACTGTCCGTCCATCGGGAAGCTTAGTTGAAAGGCTCCTACAGGCGGCTATCTTACGATAGAACTGCTTCGGGAGAATCTTTTCCAACAGCTTCAACGACACACGATCTGAAGCATCCTTAAGATCAAGCGTCGCAAGATCACCCGAAAGTGACCCTTGACGCGCCTGCTCTTGGTTGGGCAATTGGTTCGTAAACCAAACATGCCCCGCCGTAAGGTGGTGCTTCTCGAGACAATTCACCAAAGATCGCATAATACCTTGCTGAATCCATTGGAACTCCAATGGCTCGGCAGAGATAATACGCGGTCCGCGTGAATCCTTCGGCACAAGAACAATCTTGGCAGGAGGATCGCATTCTTCCCAGTGAAGGAAAGAAGGTAAATTGTCGCACAGGTGTGCACTGTTAAGATGGAAGTAATCCGTAAACGGATACTCTTCATCTAAACGCGCAATGAACCGATGAAAGTTCATCTTTTGCCACGGCTTTTCGCCCGTAGCAACAGCACCAGGACCGTGACGCGGTGTGATGTCAGATGCGTCAAAAGATCCGAAGATCTTATGACATACCTGACGAAGAACATCGAAGAACGCAAAATCCTTTGGATTGTCGAAATCCAAGAATTCCAATTCAGCATCCCGACGAACGAATTCGTCAAGAGTGAATTGGTGCGTGCTAGGATGTTCTCCACCACGTAGTTTGTAAAACAAGTAGCATACTTGTCGTACAAACCTAACGGCGGCCCATGCGCGAGGATCGACATGACGATCGACGATAATAACTCTAAAATACCAGTCAAAAAGACTAGGATCTTGAGTTATCTTCGCGATTTCATCAAGTCGTTCATCGCGGCTCTTACAACAGTTGCCAGAAAGTTCCTTATCAAGGAACTTACCGATTCGAGGTAACAAAGATGTAAAGAAATCTTTGTTACGTCCGAGGGCGCAAATGGAAGAGGCGAGTCTAAGACTCGCTTCGTCCCAGCCACCCCAACTAGAAGTAAGAGGAGCCATGTCCCGAATGAGGCTTAGCGTGATAGAGCGCATTGTCTCTACCGGTACACAGTTCTTCTCTGTGTTTGCTGCCATATTCGGA